CCATAACATGAAATGCACTATAGTCTGCACTATCACCTCTACCAACATCTGCCGTTACCACATAACTCTTTGTATAATTTGGTGGCTCCCACACCCATAAATTATTATCAACACCTCGTTTTTCAATTGGTTCTTTCACTTGAGTTTCTCTACAATTTTCCAATATAACACCATCAATTACTGAAGTACCAGAAGTAATAAAATCACAATCACACTCTTGTGCTGCACTCTGTATTCCTAACAATGTATCTTGTTCATCTCTCCACTCTTGATTTCTATCTGGATGAACCGTCCAATGTAATTTAATAAAATTAAACATTCCACGACCTTCTTCTGCCTCAACCCAATTTTTATGAAACCAATTACCAACTCCGTTTGGTGTAGAAAGTGCAATACAACTACCACCAGTAGTTAGTGTTTGTTGTGAAGCAGTCCATATATCATCAATCTTATCAACAAAAGCAGCCTCATCTAATATCAATAATGATAGAGCTTCAGAACGAGCTGCTTCAGGTCCTGAAGAAACTGCCTTAATCTGTGAACCATTCATATATCGAAGATTTAATTTGTTATCCTCAACACATTTTTGTTTCAACCAAGATGGTAAATTTGAATGCATAACACGAACTTTCGTTACTAAGTTTTTAGCAACTTCTTGTTTTGTAGCAATAACCAACACATTCTTATCTTGATGAAATGTCATCATCCATAAAGAATATCCAGCGGTTAATGTACTGATACCAAGTTGTCGTGCCTTCAAGATAATATTAAATCTATTTTTTTGAAACTCATTTACAGTTTTCTCTTGAAAATCATATAAAGAAAATGGAATTTTACCCTGTATTGGATGTTGTATTACACAATACTTCTTCATAAAATATGCAGGATCCTGAGCACACTTTACATACTCTTGTTTAATTACTTCTTTAATTTGAGTTGCCATTATTCACCTACTAGCTGACCTGTCAACCAAACTGATGTTGATGTGGCCACTACTCCATAAGTAAACCATAACCACTTGTTCTCATGCCATTTCGGTTTGACAACTTTAATTTTTTCTTTATAAAGTTCATTAGTCTCTTTTAATAAATCAATTTGATGTAATCTCGTTGAAATTATTAAAGAATCTAAAGCAGAATTTTCTTCTAACTTTTTAACTTGAAGTTCTAAATCTGAAATTAAACTTGTTTGTAAACTATCCGATGTTTCGTATTGTTTGAGTTTGTTTGCCCACTCAATTACATCCGATTTAGGTACAGGTATAGTTTCTTCTTCAGATTGTCCATAAAGAAACCCAACTAATAGTAATATGTATATAATATATCTCATATATATAAATATATACTACTTAGAAAATTTCTTCAAATATTTTAAAGCCTCATCACTATCGTCAAATTCGACAGCTTTCTTAGCTTCAGCAATATGTTTCTTTGTAGTAGTTACCTTTCGTTTAAGGGATGCTACCTCTTTTTTGTTAACTTTCTTCTTAGATTCGAGTGCAGTAACTTTCTTTTCAAGTTCTTTAGTTTCTGTCTCTTTTACCTTTATTGCCTTGTCTAACTTTTTGACTTCTTCTTTTTTCTTTCCGCCAAAAAGAAATTCAAGAATCCAATCTATGATTCCCATTGTGTTCTCCTTTACTTGGTAAATCTATACCAACTTCGTTACAAATTTCTTCTAATGATAAATATCCAGTTCTATCATGTTCATCTAAATCCATCAATTTTTCTAATATCATTCTATACACTCTCGTTACTTTATCTGTATCTTCATTATTAACCTTCATGTGATACTCAGCAGCAACATTACCTAATTGGGAAACCATTTCCATTAATTCAATTATTACACTTTCAGGCAGTATCAAGTTCCTTTGATTCTTCATCTATGGCCTCTTCTAATTTAGTTATATATTCTCGGGCCTCATCAATTACTTTATTAAATTGATCCTCTCCCATTTCCCATTTTTCTTTTTCAAGTTCAATATCTTTAACACCTACCGAATTAAAAAATTCTGCCTTACCCTCTGTTTGTTCAAATTCATCAATACTTTGTTTTAAATCTTTTAAATATGCCTTTTTATTCTCATTAATCTTCTTCTTAGCATATTGTTCATATTCACCATTGATACGAAGCTTATTCTCCATCTCAATCTGACAATCGAAACAATGTCCATTTATTCTCCAAAACTTATTATCAAGTTTTTTCTTCATTGTTTTTTTACAAGATGGGCAAAACCAAGGCATTCTTACTGTTGCCATAATATCAGTTAATTCTGATTTTACATCTCCTTTTTCTTTTTGTTTACCCTCATATCCAACTTGAATATATTTTTTTGTATGTTCTTTACCTGAAAGTAAATCTTTTAATACTTCATTTTGTCTTTCTGATTCTTTACTATATCCCATTGTAACTCCTAACCGAACTTTAAAGTACCAAGTATTTGATTGATTGGTGCAAAACTTCCAGTAAACTTATAAGTTTTTCCTTTATATTTGAAAACGATACCTTCACTTGGAACAATTGCATCTAATCCACCGATTGCATTTAATTTCTCAATTTGTATTTTTAACTTTTTTAATTTATCTATATTACCAGGTTTTTGTAAATCTTTCATCGCACTAATAACTTCTTTTCTCATTTTCTGTACTGATTGTTTTGGTGATGCAGCCATATATCCTTGAATATTTTTTAATATTTCTGCACCTACACCAAAGAACAATACTTCAAATGGTTTTATATTTTGTTTAAAAATCTTTTGATGATCCATTTTATCCGTACTTAATATCCAATCTAAAAATTTAGGATTATCTTTATAATCTTTTTTAATATCTCTTACCTTATATGATTTATCAAAGAATGCCCATCTATTAACCAAACTAACAAATTGGTTTGGTTTTAAACTAACTTTAAATTGTTTAGATGCATTGAATACATACTCTCTCCACCATGCTTCATGGTATTCACCTAACCTATCATTATCTTTCAATCCATACTGAGATTGTAATTTTTTCAATTGTCCTAAAAATTTATTTTTCATCTTATTAAAATTTTGATGTTTAGGTACAGTTAAGAAATTTGGTTTTCCAATTTTAAACATTGATTGTATATGTTGATTCATTTGTTTAATCATACCTGCCAACATACGAGCTGAATCTTTTGGTTGTCCAATTGGTTTTCCACTTTCATCATACTCTAATGTACCATGAAATACTATTTCTGCCACATCATAATCTACTACATTTGCAGTTTTAGGATACATAACCTCTAAATTCATCCACTTACTACCATTTCCAAAAACTTTTTCTTTTTGTTTATCACTTAAACTACCAATGGCTTTTTCTAAATTTTTCATCGCACCTACAAAAGCCTTTTCAATTTCACCTCTACCACTAAACATACTTTTTATACCACTCGTGGTAGGTGCAGTTTTACCATGATTTTTCAAATGTCCTTTATTTCGAGCTGCTCTTAACTTCCCATCAACCCAACTTACCATTAAGTTTTGTCCGTCAAGTTTCTCTGTAACTCCATCTTCTCTATCAAGAGTTCCACCTAACCCATCAATAATTATCTGTTTCAAATCTGAAAATGTAAGATTATTGTCATCAAATGGATGACTCATATGTCCATAGGCTCCGCCCATAAGTAGTAACTCCTTTGTATCTTTTGTTATATCTATTTGTTCTTGTAATTTTTTAATTTTTTCAACACCTTTAGTAATATCTTTCATATCAAAAGTAGTTGAATCTTTAACTTTGGCTGTAGGTTTACCGAAGAATTTAACTATTTCCCAACCTAATTTATTTGCCATATTTGTCATATGTGCTCTGTACTTTGGATATGGATTATCAACACTATCTTCGTTTGATGTTTTTTGATTTATCGTTTTACCAAATGTAACTGTATCAACTCTATCTGCTACATATTGAAAATCGTATGCAGGGTCTGTTGCTCTCTTATAGTTTACAATATCACCAATTACTTCCCATCCCAATATATCTGCATGTTTTGGTGATACTCTTTTATAATCATCAAATGAATTAAAGAAATCATACAATCCCTCATCATCTAATATAGCAGCACTAAAGTGATGTCCAAGTGCACTTACTTCTTTTATTATATTTTTTATGTCTGGTTTATGATAAAACTCATATAATTTTTTAAACTTATTTGTCATCATTTGGTACACACCTTTATTATAATATCCAAATAATTTCTTAAATAATTTTTCTCTTTGTGAATCGTTTAACTTAGGATGTCCTAAGATATCTCTCATTGTAGTTCCAGAAACTTCTTTACCACCAACATTCATACTAATATGTGGAGCAGTTAAAATATATCCATGTTTCCACGCTGGTTCCAGATTACCTTTATTCTTTTTAAAATCTTGATAATAAGTTTT